GGTGTACCTATTTCCCAACCGTATTCAGGGTCACTAGGTTGACATAGATGCCCAACACCAAGAGTTTTATAGCCTAGACTATCTTCATAAATTGCTAAGACTTCACCTTCGTGTCTCTTGATTTCAGCTTTACATAATTCTTTATTCATTTCCAAATCCTAATCTACTCATCTGCTCTTGGTAAGGTTGACCAGTAAATGGGTCAACTCTATCGGCAGGGTTTTCTTTTGTGAAGGGTACGTCTGGTCCAGTTACTATACCACCTGTAGCTTTTTCTAATCTTTTAGATTGCAATGCTGTAAGTTTTTTGTCATAGATTTCATATTCAGCATTAATTTTGATTATTTCTTCATCTATTTCTTGCAATCTTTTTTCTTGCTCTGTAGGAGTAATTTTTCCTCTAGAAGTATCTCTTATAATTCTTTTACGTTTTGCTAGTAAGTCATCTCTTTCTCTTATATAACTATTTCTTCTAACTCGTTCATTAATAGTTTCATCTTGTGGTCTTAATTTAATACCAAAACCATAAGCAAAAGCAGTAAATGGCATGTCTGGAGCAACATATTCAGAACCAATAACTTGTTCTCCTTCAACTTCTCCAGCTGAAATACGTTTAGCTTTCTGCCATTTTTCAGATGCAAAAGTTCCCGGAATAAATGGAATATTAGGAGGTAAACGTTTTGCAAAATGCTTAGTTATTTCTAACACACTATCTTCATCCACCCCAAGTTCTTCTAACTTTTGTCCAGTAAAGGGGTCAACTTTAAAGAAATAGTTGGCTATAGCATCTACCCATAAACCTCCGGGCTGAAGTGGTGCAGGTAGTCCGGGTAATCCTGCTGAACCTTCTCGTTGCTCAAATATATCACCTCCGGGTATCCATCTACTTGCATCAAAATATAAGGCATTTCCATTAGCATCATTAATTGGCATACGAACTGTTGTGTAAGGCATCAAATCACCTACAATTGGAGCACCTCCAAACAATCTTTTTGATTGCTCTTCTCGCATAGTCATTCTGTCTATATCTTCACCAACTCTATCATCGGCTAAATATGCAAAACCTTCATTTAAACCATAACCAAATGCAGCCCACTTAGCAAACTTATGAGGTCTTAATATAGCTGCTTCAGCTAATAAAGGTATTACTCTATATGTATAACTAACAAAAGGTACAAAAGTTCTTTTTAATCCTTGAATCAATGGGGCATTAATGTCATAATCAATAAACCATTTTCTAGCTTCCAAAGATGCATCAGTTTTTGAAAATCCTTTATCAAGTCTATCCATATACACAGCCATTCTAAACACTTGGTCTTCTAACTGATAAGCTTTTTCCATTTTATCAGTTGTCCATTTTTTACCAAAATTCATATATGATTTAGTTTTTTCAAAAATTCCAGTACCAAATTTTTCGCCTTGTAATTTCGTTAAAGATTTTTCAATTTCAGTTAAGGAATCTCCTAGTTCTCTGGATACTAAATCAACATCAAATATACCATCTATCTTAGCTTCTTTATGAATTTTAGATGTAGGATTTCTCATTTCTTTAATTGCTTTTGCAACGTATTTTAAATCAGTGTCTGCAAAATCAATAAGCATAATGTTGGATGCAGTGTTACCTACATGAGTTCCGGGATTCCATGCTGTTTTAGTTTTTTTCCAAATAGTTTGTAGACTATCAAAAACTTTTAAATATTCTCTAGCTTTATCAACAGTAGAAAAACCATACATATGTTTTATATCTTTAAGTACATCTTTATCAACATATTTACCACTAAGTTCACCATATTTTAATTTTTTAGTACCTTTAACTTTAGAACTAGGCATTATAGCAAACCTACTTTGTTCTTCTTTTGTTAATAATTTATAATCCGCTTCATCAATAACAAATCTAGTATCAGATGATAGGTCATCAAAAAATCTTGCAGTTGCTATATCGTTTGCAAAAAGTCTTCCTGTTTCTGCAATGGCATAACTAGCATCCTCAATTTCTTGCATCTGCATTCTTTCTTGCTTTGTATAGTCTCTTCGTACCTTAACCTTACCACCCTTCAGTTCTTCTAGAATTTCCCATTTTTCTTTTTTCCATATAGAATTTAAATTATCAAAATCTTTTTTAGATATAACTTCAGTTAAACCTCTAGGCTTCAATTCATCACCTATTAATCTAATTTGATTTGTATTTTCAAAGAATTTTTTACCTTTATCTTGTTTTGGCTTTAATAAAGTACGTTTTAAATAAGTATCAATATTATTTTTAAATACTTGTTCGTCTAACAATCCTCTATCTTTAAATTCATTTGCGTATTTAGTTATTAAAGAACGTGCTTCAGCATTTAAGTTTAATGCCTCTGGACTTAGTTTTTCAATAGATTTTATATCTCCAATCATAAAGTTGTATAGTAACTTTCTTTGTTCAGGATTTAAATCTTTATTAACTTTTTCTACAATATCATAAAATTGCATTCCAATTTCATTTTTATTAATTCTAAACTGTTGTTTTAATTTTAAGTAATCAGGTTTTAAACCATAATCACTAATAACAGCTCGACCAACAATATCTTTTATTTGAGAATCTCCTACTTGTATATTTTTTCCGTATTTTACAGATGCAGCTCCAGCCAAAGCCCCTAACAATCCTGTAGTAACTTTTTGAGCATAGGTTGCTTCAGGGTCATCAATTGAATTATATCCAAAAGTGTATCCTCCAACAGCACCAAAAGATTCTCCCGGATTATTAAAAACTATATTTTTTAATGGAGTTCCTACTTTATCTTGATAAAATTTAATAACATTATTTTTTATGGAATATTTTTCATCTCTAGGTTTATCTAAAATCTTAACAATATTCTCTTGAAATTCTTTTTGATTATTAACAGGCTTTTGTTTAATTGGATTAATTTGATTAGAGACAAATTGTTTTGCTTTTTCTTTACTACCAAACAATCTAATTTCTTGAGCTTGTTTTTTTCGTCTATTAAAATCGGAGATACTTTCTCCTTTTTTTCTACCACGTAAAGTAGGTTGTATAATAACTTCCCATTGACCTTTGATTACATTATCTTGTTCATCTAATGCTTTCTGTATTGCATAAGATGTTTTAGTTGCTTCATCGGTAGTAATATAAACTGGGGTTTTTAAATTTGATTTTCTATCTAAAACAAAAATAATATCTTCTGGTCTTTTGACACCTTCGTCAACGACTGCATTTTTACTTTTTAATTGTTGTCCGGGTCGTGGAGGTTGTAATTCATCTAAAGTAAATTTCTTTGTAGCTGTTGTACCTTTTTCTCTATTTACAAATCTTACTGTTGCAATACCTTTATCTTTATCTAATGCAATAACCGTTCCAATATTATTTCTATCAGGTGCTTTAATAATAGAACCTGTTGTAATTGGACTCTCTAAATCTACATCATCTACTATTTCATCATCAAATTTATTAGGTTCAATTTCATCGACAGCTTTAAAAATACTTCCTTTTCCTCTAGCTTTTTGAATGGTATCAACTAAGGCTCCTCCACCTGCACCGAGTAATGCACCCGCTGTTGAGCCTATAGCCACATTTTCTAACCTTCTTTGTAGTAAATTAGCATCTTTATCTAGTAAAAGTGTTTTTTCATCTTCAGCCGTATAACCAAGACCAGAGACGACACCGCCACTTATAGCACCATATTTTGTTAAATCCCACAGATTTTTAGCTTTTTTTCCTTTTGATATCCAACCAACTATTGGAACATAACTAGCTGGGTCAGCGACAACAGCTGAACTTAAAAAAGCTATTTGTGCTTCAGTACCAAAATCTTGATTATCAAATATAGCTTTTAATTTATCATCAGCATTTTTAAGTTTTTCAGTTAAACCATCGTATCCAAAAAAATCTCCAGCCTTACCAAATAATTGAGCAACACCTCTAGCGGTATCTGATGCTCCCATAAGACCAGCATATTTTAATGCATCAGATTTTGTAAATTTATAAATTGGATTTATATTATCTCTAATATATTGAATACGTTCTTGCTCGTTATAAAGTTCATCCACGTTTATTTTCCAAAATATACTTTTCTTTGTTCTCTATTAAAATAAATTGTTTTTACACCTTTTAAACCTAAATTAGGAAATAATATTTGTAAATTATATTGTCCTAATTTAACAACATTTTCATCTTCATTTTCTTTTAACTTAGGTTTCATTATCTCATAAAAATCAGAATTAATATCTGTTAA